CCGTGGACGCCCTGCTGCTGCGGGCCGGCGTTCCCGTGAGCAATCCGGCCAGAGAGGCGGAGAGCCTGCGCGGTATGTCCGTGCGCGATCTTATGATCGAGTGCATGGCCCGGAGCGGCGAGGGGTCCACCACCTCCCTGCTGCGCATGGGCAAGAACGACCTGTGGGACATGGCGGTGCGCCAGTTCCTTTCCCCCACGGCCTCTTTCCCCGCTATTCTGGATCAGGCTATCCAGAAATCCATTGTACACCAGTACCAGCTTGTGCCCACCACCTATGACCTGTGGACCAGCAAGGGCAGCCTGCCGGACTTCAAGCCCAGCAAGGCCCATGAATACACCATCGGCGGCGGCCAGTTCGACAAGGTGACCGAGGGCGGAGAGCTGAAGCACAGCACCCTGGACACCAGCATGAACCCCCTGCGCAAGCTGGACACCTACGGGACCCAGTTCACCATGACCCGTGAGGCGTTCATCAATGATGATATTGGCTTTTTGTCCGAAATGCCGGGCCAGTACGCCCGCGTGGCAAAGCGGAAGATCAACAAGCAGGTGTATGAGGTCATCGTGAAGAACCCCGCCGTATATGACGGTGTGACCCTGTTTGAAGCCGACGCACACAAGAACCTGATCGCCACCGGCACCGCCCCCACCATTGAGAGCGTCCAGAAAATGATGATGAAGCTGCTGCGCCAGACGGATCCTTTCGGGGAAAGCATTATGGTACAGCCCAAGTACATCCTGGTGCCCGTGGGGTACGGTTTCCTTATGTCCCAGCTGCTTGAAACCGCGCAGGTGGATGTGGAGGGCATTGGCAGCCACACCGCAAACGCGCTTTACAAGTACCGGACCCAGCTCCAGGTGGTGGAGGAGGGCGCGATCAACGCCCTGGCCGGATCCAGCGCGGTGCCCTGGTACATCGTGGGCGATAAGACCACGGCCAAGAGCGTACAGGTGGACTACCTGAACGGCATGGAAACCCCCAGTTTCCGCCGGAGCGAAAAGGCCGGTTACCTGGGCTTTGTGTGGGACATTTGGCTGGACTGGGGGATCACCGTCATGGACTACCGGGGCATTGTCCGCAATAACGGCGTAGCTATTGCCGAGTAAGGAGGTACAGAGAAATGAACGCAAGATACTGGCAGAGAGGCGAAACCCTGGACTACACCGCCACCGAGGCCGTGACCAACGGCCAGGTGGTGAGCCTGGGAAATCGGATCGGCGTGGCCGGGAATGACATTGCGGAGAGCGCAACCGGCGCCCTGCATGTCACCGGCGTGTATGTCATGGACAAGAAAGCCTCCGAAAAGATCACCATGGGCACCCCTGTGTATTACGACACCACGGCGGACGAAATCACCGCCACCGAAAAGGGCAATGTCCCCGCCGGCTATGCCGCCGCTGACGCGGAGGCCAGCGACGCCACCGTGCTGGTGAACATCGGGGACCCGGACGGCGCCCCGGCCATCCACAACAGCCTGGCCCTGAAATGCACGGACGGCAAGGTGTACGACATTACCGTGGCCACCGGCGGCACCCTGACGGCTACCGAGCGGACATAAGGAGGGCGGGAGGCATGAAAAAGCTGATCGCCAAGCGCCCCGTGCTGTACCTGGGGCGGATGTACGACAAAGGGGACACCCTCCCCGCCAACGACCAGAAGATGGTCACCGCATGGCTGAACGCCAAGAGCGCGGCCTGGGATGGTCAGGAGGCCCAGGAAAGCCGCCAGGAGGCCCAGGAGAGCGCAAAACAGGCGGACGGGTCCCAGGATAGCCGGGGCCAGAACGGGGGACAGGAGGCCCAGGAAAACGGCCAGGGAGCGGAAATGGTGGAGGGCCACCTGGACCCTGACCAGCTGGCCACCATGAAAAAGGCCGGTCTGGAAAAACTGGCCGCCCGGCTGGGCGTGGATATTTCCGGTGCAAAGAACAACAAGGAACGGGCGGAGCTGATCGCGGCAACCACCGTTCAGGCCCCCGCAAATGAAACAGGGGGCGCCCACTGATGGGCGCCCCAGGCTTCAAGGACCTGGTGGCGGCTGATATTTCTGCCGTGTTTCTGAATGACCAGGAGTTCGCGGGCACCCACACAATAGACGGCAAGCCTATGGCCGTGGTGGTGGATGAAAACGAGCTGCTGGAGCGGGACAAGTCAAAAATGGGGATCCAGGTGGATGGAACCTACAAGGCCCGCCGGCTGATCTATGTGGCCAAGGAGGAATACGGCCCGCGCCCGGCCCATGGGAAACAGCTTCATTTTGACGGGCGCCTGTTCCGGGTGGCCGATTGCACCGAGGAGGCCGGTATGCTGGCCATCACGCTGGAGGCGGTGAGATCGTGAGCGAAAGCGTGATACAGATTGACGAACAAGCGGAAATCCAAAAAATCATACGCCAGCTGAACACCCTGCCCAACCAACTGAAAGCCCCCGGCGTGCTGGCCAGCGCCATCAACGCAACGGCCAATGAAATGAAACGGAAAATCGGGCAACGGACCAGGAAACGCTATGCAATCAGCGACAAGAAGATCCTGACCGACAGGAAACAGGGCGGCATGTACCTGGAGCGGGCCACCGGAACCAGCACAGAGGCCACCCTGATCTCCATGGGCGGCATGGTGGAGGTCATGGCTTACATGACCAGGAGGAACACCGAAACCACCGCGGCCATGCTGAAAGTGCTGAACGAAAGCAGTTTTGTTGGGCTGGGAGAAAAAAGGGGTCCAAAAGCATTTGTTGCTACATTCGAGAGCGGACACACGGCCATTGTACAGCGTGTGTCGGGTGAGTTCTACACAAGAGGCCGAGCAAAACGCGAGGAAAAATATGGCCCCAAAGCAGATATGACCAAGATAAGAAAGCTCATGGCCCCGGCGGTGCCCATGCTGTATGGCAAGACCTACGAGGAGGCCACCCAGGATTATTATTCTATCCTGCAAAAGCACATCCAGCGAGAGGTGGAGCGGGTGCTGGACGGTTTCGGGAGAGCGGCATAAAAAAGCGGCCCCCATGTAGGGGGCCGCAAGGTAAAAGCCAAACGCTCAAACGCTGGGGACAAGCTGGATCTGGACACCGGAAATGGTGAGCGTGGTACCATCGGGCAGGTCAATATTTTTATATTCCTGTTCGTACATATCCATGATCTGATTTTCCTCCTCTGTGCCCATCATGGCATTGAGGCCGCCGTTGAACATGTTATCGGAAGACACATTACCGGCGCCGCTGACCGCCACAATGTTGTAAACTCCGGCGGGAAAATCCTCTCCGGCAACAAAGTTCCCGTTTCCGAGATCCACCGTCTCGGTGATCACCTGATTGCGGGGCGTGAGCGGAGCGCCGCTGGCCGCGTCGCAGGTGAGGCGGACAGTTACACCGGAAATGGAAAGCGTGGTGCCGTCGGGCAGGTCAATGTTGCTGTACTCCTGTTCGTACATATCCATGAGTTCGTTTTTGTCCTCTGTTCCCATGACTGCGTTGATCCCGCCGTCAAAGGCGTTACTGGAACTGACATTCCCACCGCCGCTGACCGCCACGATGTCATATTTCCCGGCGGGGAAATCAATACCGGCGGTGTAGTTGCCGCTGGAAAATTCCTGTTCAAAGGAAATGGTGGAGGGCGTGGGGGCAGGCGTTTCTACGGGAGCAGGTGATCCAGTCTCCACGGAAGATCTACCGCCCCCCTCCTCTGACGACGTGACTGTACAGGCGCAGAGGGAAACCGAAAGAGCGAGAGAAAGCAAGAGTGCAAGCGTTCTTTTCCTTTTCATTTTTGTTTCTCCTTTTTACTGATTATTACCACGCTTTTATGAACATTAACACAACCGTAATTATACGAAAGAAACGGTAAAAAGTCAAGGAGGCGCAAGCATGTGACCCAAGAATTTTTGCAGGACGCTATGGTGGCGGACCTAAAGGAGCTTTTCGCCCATGAGAGGCTGAAAAGTTCCCTGGGCGTCGAGCGGGAGATCCAGATCTACCCCCAGGATGTGCCGATCCGGGAAAGCGACGATGAAGCCCAGGACAAGAAAGCACCGCCGGAGCCGTATGTGGTGGTGCGCCTCCGGGGCGGAAAGACCGAAAGCGACGATGACCCGCAGATCATTGACGCGGTGCTGGTGGCATGTGTCTACGACCCCGATCCGGGGCGCCAGGGCTACCGGGACGCCCTGCACATCATCAACAAAATTTATCATCACTATTCCGCCTGCGCCGTGATCGGCAACCGCTGGGAGGTTCTTTACCCTATGGAATGGACCACCCAGGAGGAGGACACACACCCGTACTATTTCACGGCCATGTCCCTGCGGATCCAGGCGCCGGCGGTCCACAAGGAGGTGCCAGAAGCATGACAGCAAAGAAACAGACCAAACCGGCGGCGGAGGCCGGCACGCTGGTGTACTGCGGCCCCACGATCCCCGGAGTGGCCAAGCAATTCACATCCTACCAGGGCGGCATACCGGAGGCCCTGGCGGCGGCACAAAAGCAAACCCCGGTGCTGGGCGGCCTGACCGTACCGCTGGACCAGCTGCCGGAGGCCATGCGCCAGCTGCGGGAGAAAACCGGCCCCATTTATGCCCTGTACCGAAAGGCACAGAAACGAAACTAACAGGAGGTAAAGCAACATGGCAACCTATCAGCATGGCGTGTACAACCAGGAACAGGCCACGAGCCTGACCACGCCGATCCGAAGCAGCGCCGCCCTCCAGGTGATTTTCGGCACGGCGCCCGTTCACCTGGCGGACGATCCGACCAAAGCGGCCAACACCCTGAAGCTGTGTTACAGTTTTGCGGAGTGCCAGGCCGCTGTGGGCTATTCCGACGATTTCAAAAACTTCACTCTTTGCCAGAGCATTGACGCCAATTTCCGGGTGTTCAATAACGCCCCCATTGTTCTGGTGAATGTGCTGGATCCCGGCAATTCCAAGCACACCAAGAACAACGGGGAGGAGAGCTGCGCCGTGACCAACGGGCAGGCCGTTTATAAAAAGCCCTATGTCCTCCTCCACACAATGGTGGTCAAGAAAGACAGTTCCCCGCTGGAGGCGGATGTGGACTACACAGCGGCCCACGACGATGACGGGAATGTGGTGATCACGCTGATCTCTGAAACCGCAAAGGAGGCGGAAAGCCTGATGGTGTCCTCCACCAGCCTGAACCCCGCAGGCGTGACCAAGGAGGATGTTGTGGGCGGCGTGGACACCGGGACCGGAAAGGAAACGGGCCTGGAGCTGGTGCGCCAGATTTATCCCAAGCTGGGCCTGACCCCTGGCCTGCTGCTGGCCCCCGGATGGTCCCACGATCCCGTGGTGGCCGCGGCCCTCCAGGCAAAGACCGGAAAGATCAACGGAAATTTCGACTGCAACACCTATCTGGACATTGCGGCAGACAGCACGGGCGCCACGGTTTACACCGCGGTAAAGACCGCCAAGGAAAAGCTGGGCGCAAGCTCCAACCACGCGGCGGTATTCTGGCCCAAGGGGGCGGTGGGTGAAAAGATCTATTGCCTGTCCGCCATGGCGGCGGCGGAAACGGCGGCCACCGACGCGGCCAACGGGGATGTGCCCTATGAAAGCCCCTCCAATAAGGACCTGAAAATCACCGCCACTGTGCTGGACGACGGCACCGAGGTGGCGCTGGACCAGGAGCAGGCCAACCTCCTGAACGGCCAGGGCGTGATCACAGCCATCAACGCCAACGGCTTCAAGCTGTGGGGCAACAACACGGCGGCCTACCCCTCCACCACGGATCCGAAGGACCGCTGGCTGGCGGTGCGGCGTTTTTTTGACTGGGATGGAAACAACTTCATCCTGACCTACTTCCAGAAGGTAGACAAGCCGGGCAACAAGCGGCTGATCCAGTCCATCGTGGACAGCCAGAACATCATTGGCAACGGGTATGTGGCCCGCGACTACTGCGCCGGGTATCGGCTGGAGTTCCATGCGGAGGAAAACCCGATCACCGACCTGCTGGACGGGAAGCTGACCACCCACACCTACCTGGCGCCTTACATCCCCGCGGAGAAGATCGTGAACATCCGCGAGTACGACACCGCGGCCCTGGAGGCCGCGCTGACCGGAGGAGGCGAGTAAACCATGAGCAAAAATATCCCGACCAAGATAAACAACTACAATGTGTACAACGAGGGGGAAAAACTGCTGGGCGTGGGGGATGAATTGACCCTGCCGGACTTTGAGGCCACCAGCGAAACGGTGAGCGGCGCCGGGATCCTGGGTGAGATCGACGATCCCACCATCGGCCATTTCGGCAATATGCAGCTGGAAATCCCGTTCCGCACCCTGGACAAAGAGGCCACCAACATGATGGACCAGACCAGGGCCGTGCAGCTGACGATCCGGGGCGCCGCCCAGGAGATCGACAGCGCCGGCAACATCGTACCCAAATCCATCCGGGTGGTGGTCCGGGGCCGGGCGGCCAAGCTGACCGGCGGCAAGCTGAAACGGGCCAGCACCATGGACAGCGGCGTGACCCTGAACATTCTTTACATCCTGATTGAGGTGAACGGGGAAAGCGTCGTGGAGCTGGACAAGATGAACCCCACATACAAGGTCAACGGCGTGGATCTGCTGGCCGAATACAAGGAGATGTGCTAAATGGATGAAATCAAGAACAACGCCGCCCTGGAGGCGGAGGAGCAGGAGGAGAGCCTGATCCTGAAATTCCGCCGGCCCTATCCGTTTGAGGGCCAGGAATATACCGAGCTGGATCTGTCCGGGCTGGAGAATGTGACGGCGGGAACGCTGGAGAACATTGGGAAGATCATGGCCAAGAAATCCCCTGGGCTGAACCCTGCCACCATCGAAATGGAAATGGGTTACTGTGAACTGCTGGCGGCCAGGGTGACCGGAAAACCGCTGGAATTTTTCCAGAGGCTTCCGGCCAGGGACGCCATCGCACTGAAAAGCAAAATTGTGGGTTTTCTTTACGGCGGGGATGGGAACAACTGACACCCGCCGTCATTCGGAAAGCCTGCGTCGGAATGTCCGTCCATCTGCGGACAGGGCTGGACTATCTGCTGGCCCTGTCTGTGGATGATCTGAACGATTTAGCGGACACGGTAAACGAACTTTCGGAGGAGGTGCGCAGGAATGGCAAAAAGTAAGAGCTATGAAATGCTGCTGAAAATCGCGGGAAAGACCGACAGCAGCCTGAAAGCCGCCTGCAATACCGCCGCCAAGAACATCGACGCGCTGGGAAAAACCGCAAAGAACGCAGGAAAAATGATCGCCGGAGCGGCGGCGGCTGGTGCCGCCGCCGTGGGAACCATAGGGGTGGCCGCGGTAAAGGCCGCGTCGGATTATGAAGCCCAGCTGGCCAATGTCGCAACCCTGCTGACAGGAACAGAGGCAGAGGTGGCGGCACGCACTTCGGAAATCGGGAGCCAGATCATGGAGGTATCGAACCGGACGGGCGTAGCCACGGCAGATCTGACCGACGGCATGTATCAGGTGGTATCCGCATTTGGTGACAGCGCGGACGCGGCCAGTATACTGGAAACCGCCGCAAAATCGGCGGCGGCAGGAAACGCCACCACAACGGACAGTATCAATCTGCTGTCCGCAGTCACAAAGGGCTACGGCGATACATCGGCGGAGGCCGTGCAAAAGGCGGCGGATCTATCCTTTGCCACGGTTCGACTGGGACAAACCACTTTCCCGGAGCTGGCGGCGGCCATGGGGAAAGTGATACCGCTGGCCAGCACATTGGGCGTGGAACAGGAACAGCTTTTCGGCGCCATGGCCACCCTGACAGGCGTAACCGGATCCACCGCGGAAGTAGTGACCCAGCTAAAGGCTACTATGCAGGGCTTCCTATCGCCGTCCAAGAACATGAGCGCGGCCCTGCAAAGCATGGGCTATGAAAGCGGGCAAGCCCTGCTGGAGAGCGAGGGCCTGCAAGGGGCGCTGGAGGCCCTAAAAAAATCCGTGGGCGGGAACGAACTGGCGTTTGCCGGGCTGTTCTCCTCCGTAGAGGCGCAAACCGCCGTGCTGGCCATGGCGGGAACCCAGGCGGAAAACCTGACCAGCAAGACAGCAGAAATGTACGAGGCCACGGGCGCGGCAAACACCGCCTTTGAGCGGCAAACCGACACGCTGGCCTATGACATTCAGATGATCAAAAACCTGGGCGCAAACTTTTTGACGGAGCTGGGCACCAATATCCTGCCGTATGTCAGAGAGCTGGCAGAGGCGGCCCTGCCCGTCGTGCAAGAAGCCCTAGGCAGGATCGGGGACTACATGACAGGGGTCATCCTACCGGCAGCAGAAACGGCGGTAAAATGGGTTTCCGAAAACAAGGATCTGATCCTGGCGCTGGCCGCCGGCATATTGACAGCGGTGGCCGCTTATAAGGCGTATAAGCTGGCGGTGACTGCATACAACGCCGTTATGGGTGTCTACAAGGTAGTAACCGAAGCCAGCGCAACGGGCACCTTTACCCTGGCGGGAGCCATGACCGCGCTTAATCTGCCTGTCCTAGCCGTTGTGGCGGCCATCGCCGCGGTAGTGGCTATCGGCGTCCTGCTGTACAAGAATTGGGACGCCGTGATAGCGAAGGCCGCAGAACTAGGCGCTCAAATTGCACAAGTGTTCGGGAATATTAAAAATTGGGTCACAACTACCATTTCCAATCTGGTGGCCGCGTTCCAGGCCAACTTCCCAATGCTGTCCGCCTTTATCACAGGATGGTGGCAAAGCATACAGGCGGCCGTTGAAAATGTAAAGGACATTTTCACAAATATCATTGAATTTGTAAAAAATGTTTTTACAGGAAACTGGGAAGGCGCCTGGGATAATATCGTAAACATCTTCGGAAACCTGTTCGGCATGATCGTGAACCTGGCAAAAGCGCCTATCAACGGGGTTATTTCGGCCATCAACTGGGTGCTGGAGAAGATCAACAGCATTTCGGTGACCATCCCGGATTGGGTGCCGCTGGTAGGCGGGCAAACCCTGGGCTTTAATATCCCGACCATTCCGGCCCTGGCCGCCGGCGGCATTGCCACGGCCCCCACACTGGCCATGATCGGTGAGGGCGGAGAACCGGAGGCTGTCATGCCGCTGTCCAAGCTGGCGGCCCTGCTGGACAAATGGAACAAGCCAAAGCCCCAGGGCGGCGGGGACCCGGAGGACGGCGACGGGAACCGGATCGTGTGGTCCCCTGTGTTCCATTTCTACGGCAACACCACCAAGGAGGAGGCTGTGGAAGCCGCCCGCATGAGCTTTGCGGAGTTCAAAAAGATGTACAAGCAGATGAAAGCCGAGGAGCGGCGCAAAAAGTTTGCACCGGCGTAAGGAGGCCTGCACATGGCAAAAACCTACACCACCCAACAGGGGGACGCCTGGGACGCTATCGCGCACAAGGTATATGGGAGCGAAACCTATACCGGCTGGCTTATGCAGAACAACCTTCCCCTACTGGATATTTTCGTATTTGAGGCGGGGACGGTGCTTCAAACACCGGACCCGCCGAAGGATGACAAGGCGGAAAACCTGCCGATCTGGAGGACGCCATGAGAACACGCAGCGCGGCGGTGGAGCTGACCTGGAACGGCGCGGCAGTCAAAAGCAAAATGCTGGGCCAAACCACGGAGATCACATACACGGATCCCGCAAGCGGAGAGGCGGACAGCCTGGACATTTCGATCCATGACCGGGACCGCCAATGGACGGTGGCGTGGCTGCCCCTGGAGGGTGACACGCTGGAGGCCGCCATAAAACTTTCCAACTGGGAGCGGGAGGACGATAACCGCGCCCTCCCCTGCGGGTTTTTCATCCTGGACAACTTCGATTTTGCAGGGTGGCCGATCACGGGGACTATTTCCGCCGTGTCCGTTCCGGCGGACGGAGCCTTTCGGGAAACCGAGCGGACAAAGACCTGGGAGAAAGTCACGGTCCAGGAGATCGGAAAAGAGATAGCCAGCCGGGCCGGAATTGCCCTGGCCTGGGATGTGGAGGGGACGCCGTTCACGATCCAATCCATTGAGCAGTCAAGCCAGACGGATTGTGATTTTTACATGCAGGTGTGCGAAAGTTACGGCTACGCTATGAAAGTGTATGCCCAAAAAATCGTGGTATTTGACCGGGAGGCATACAAGAAAAAGGACCCTGTGCTAACGATACGGGAAAGCGACATTGAGAGCTGGAGCTGGAAAAAGACCCTGGCCGGAACCTACACAGGCGGGGAATACACCTACACGGACCCGATCACCGAGGCGGAGATCAAGGCCACGGTGGGGACGGGCACCAGGATCCTGAAACAATCCGGCAAGGCCGACAACCTGGCGGACGCAGAAAGAAAGATCCAGGCGGCGGTGGACAGCGCCAACCACGGCCACACCACCCTTTCCCTGACCATTACCGGAAATGCCACCCTGGTGGCCTCCCAATGCGTCACCGTGGTGGGCCTGGGGCGCCTTTCCGGCAAGTATTACATCGACAGTATTACACACCATGTCGGGAACGGCTACACCATGGACCTGGAGCTGTCCCTGGTGGAAGCCATGACAGAGGAAGTGATCAAGGACGCCACCGAGCGGCTGGCCGCCGTGGGTGTCATGGCCTCCCCGGAGTATTGGGTGGCCCATTACAAAGACGTGAAGAACCTGGACGGCCTAATCCTGAACATGGCCACAAGGATCAAAGTCAACCTGGGCGGGACAAGTATCACGACGGTGGACGCGGCGCTGGATGTGCTGACCAAAACCGGGGTGATCAACTCCCCGGACTACTGGGCCACCGCCTACACCTCCCTGGCGTGGCTGGACACCCTGCTGCTCAAGGCGGCCAACGCCCTGACGGCGGACTGAGGAGGACGATATGGCAAATGAAATTTTCAGGGTGGGCAAGGTTTCATCCATTGACTACGCCGCCGGCCTGGTGCGGGTGGTCTACCCCGACAAGGACAACAGCGTGACCGCCCCCCTGCCCATGCTCTGCACAGAGTACAACATGCCAAAGGTGGGGGATCCCGTCATGGTGCTGCACCTATCCAACGGGACCGAGGCAGGGCTGGTCCTGGGCCGGTATTGGTCCGGCAATCACAAACCCCCGGAGGGCGCGGAGGGCCTGTTCCGCAAGGACCTGGGCCGGACGCCGGGGGAGGCCGTGATCCGGTATGACGGAAGCACCCTGACCATCCAATGCGCCGGGGCCATCCACATTGAGGCCGGCGGAGCGGTGACCATCAACGGCGCCACCATCGACCTGAACTAAAGGAGGCGGGAGCCATGCCGCAGGCGGCAAGAATAACCGACGCGGTGGCGGGAACCACCGCCGGGGAACACACGGGGCATGTACCGACCCACTCCCCGGAACCGTTCAGCGGGGAGATCTCCGGGGCGTGTTCGGGGACGGTGCGGATCAACGGCCTGTCCGCCGCTACGGTGGGGAGCATTACCACCGAGCGGGACGGGTGCTGTGGATCCAGCCAGGGCGCCGTGGGCGCTGGGAGCGGGACGGTGCGGATCAACGGGAAACCGGCGGCCCGCATGGGCGACACCCTGGCCGCGCACAGCGGGAGCGGGACCGTGACGGGCGGAAGCCCTGATGTGAAGATAGGAGGATAAGCTGTGACCATTGGAACGCTGGGGCGGAAAATCGTCTTTGAGGTGAGCGACGAAACCGCCCTGATCCTCCAGGAAATGACCAGGGAAACCTCCGGGCGCTGGGCCATCCATGAAGCCATGGGAGCAAAGCCAAAGGCGGAGTTTTTAGGCCCTGGCCTCCAGACTGTAAACCTGACCATATACCTGTCCGCCGGCCTGGGGGTGCGCCCCCGGTCCGTGCTGGAGGCGGTGGAGGGCATGGTGGAAGCAGGGACGGCGGAATATTTGGTCATCGGCAACAGGCCGGTGGGGAAAAATCCGTTTCGGCTGACCGGATCAAGCGAAACCTGGTCCACCATATTCAGCCGCGGGGAGCTGGTCAAGGCCGCCCTGTCCATCACGCTGGAGGAATACGCATGAATATTTCACCTTTTGATTTTCAACTGCAATTCACTTTTGCCAATGACGCTATGGCGGAGCTGGACCGCAAGCTGGCCCTGCTGTACTCCACCAGAGAGGGCACCATGCCGCTGGATCGGGAATTTGGGATCAATATGGATTTTGTGGACATGCCGCCGGAGGTAGCCAAGAGCCTTTACACGGCGGAGATCACCAAAAAGACGGCCCAATTTATCCCGGAGGTGCGGGTGCAGTCCGTCCAATGGACCCATGGCGGCGAGGGCGTATTTTATCCCAAGGTGGTGATCACAAGTGCCTGACATGTCAGCAATCGAGAACACACCGGAAATCAGCTTTATTGACAATAAGACGGTGGAGGATGTGCGGGGCGAAATGGTGGCCGATTATGAGGACTATATGACGCAGGCCCAGGGCGTGGCCGTGTCCCTGGACCGGGCCAGCGTCCACCGCATGATCCTGTACGCCGCGGCGGCGCAGATCTACCAGGCCATGCAGTACATTGACCGGCAGGGCAAGCAAAGCCTATTGAAATACAGCTATTCCGACTACCTGGACAACCTGGCGCTTTTTAAGGGCGTCACCAGAAGTCCGGCCACGGCGGCAACCTGTACCCTGCGCTTTACCCTGGCGGCGGAGCGGGAAACGGCAACAGCCATCCCCCAGGGCACCAGGGTGGCGTCCTCCGGGTCCGTGTACTTTGCCACGGACGAATACGCAGAGATCCCGCCGGGCAGCACCGCGGTGGAGGTGGCGGCCACCTGCACCGAAACCGGAAGCGCCGGCAACGGCCTGACCGCCGGGGAGCTGTCCACCATGGTGGATCCTGTCCCCTATGTGGCCAGCGTGGCCAACACCGCAACCACGGAGGGCGGGGCGGAGATCGAGAGTGACGCAGACCTGGCGGAGCGGGTTTTTCTGGCCCCCGGCGCCTATTCCACGGCGGGACCAGAGGACAGCTACCTATACCACGCCAAGGCGTACAGCCCGGCCATTGGGGATGTGGTGGCCACCAGCGACCAGGAGGCCGGCACGGTGGATATTGTTTTCATCATGGCCGACGGAGCAAAGCCTGGGCCGGAAATGATCAACGGGCTAAAGGGCTATCTGCAAGACAAGACGATCCGGCCCATGACGGATCTGGTCAATGTATCGGCCCCGGAGGAGGTCCCCTATACCATCGGCCTGACCTATTACATCAACCGGAGCGACAGCGCCAAGGCCGTGACCATCCAGGCGGCGGTGGCCCAGGCGGTGGCGGATTATCAGACCTGGCAGCGGGCCATTGGACGGGACATAAACCCCTCCAAGCTGGTGGCCATGGTCATGGAGGCCGGGGCCAAGCGGGTGACCGTGACGGCCCCCACATACACCGCCGTGGCGGCCACCAAGGTGTCCGCCCTCCAGGGGGAGGCCACCGTGACCTATGGAGGGCTGGAGGATGATTAAACTTTCCGGGAGCCGCTTTACCGACATCATGCCGGAGAACCTGGCCAGCCAGGCGGAGGTCCAGGCGATTGCCTACGCGGTGGGGCGGCAGGTGGAAAAGCTGTGTGCCTATTCCGATGCCGCCCGGACCTATGCGGCCATTGCCACCATGCCGGAGTGGCTGCTGGATTATATGGCCGTGGAGCTGCGCACCCCGTCCTATGATGAAAATTATTCGATCAAGACCAAGCGGGCGCTGATTGAGGGATCCCTGTTGTTTTACACGCAGATGGGCACCCCGGCGGCGGTCAACCGGATCATTGAAACCATCTTTGAAACTGGGTATATCGAGGAGTGGTACGAGTACGACGGCGATCCGCACCATTTCCGGGCCTATGTGGGGGACGGCGGCGAGGTAGGGCCGGGAGAGCTGGAGGAGTTCCGGCGGGTCCTGGCCTCCGTCAAGCGCCTTTCCTCCTGGCTGGATGATATTATCACCATTTCGCAGATGGATCCGGCGGCCCTGACCATCACGGGCGCCATGGGGCGGGGCTATATGTCCACCGCCCTGCCGGCGGCGCCCATGGACTACGGCATGGAGGCCCCGATCCGAGCGGGCGGGGTTTTCGGGACTATCACACAGACCGCCATACCGGCGGCGGAGTAAGAGGAGGCAACCATGTTTTACGGATTTGTCATTACAGAGGCCGGCAACAATCTGCTGGCCAAAATGGTGGCCGGTGATAAGCTGACCATTACAAAGGTGGTCATGGACAAGGGCACGGCGGAGAGCGCGGAGGCCGCCCGGAAGCTGACCGCCCCCATTGACCCAGGCCCCAACGGCACCAGCACCGTGCCAACGGTGGAGGGCGCCGCTGTCAACATGCTGGTGGAGTACCGCAGCGACCTGAACGGCGGATTACAGGAGGGTTTCTGGATCGGCGGCTTTGCCGTGTTCGGCAAGGTAGAGAACGGGACCGAAACCATGATCTATTATGGGTCCCTGGGGGAGCAAAAGCAGTATGTGAGCGCCTATGTGGAGGGAACCGCCCCGGATGTGCGCCGCTACCCCGTTTCCATCACCGTGACCGCCGGCGTGGAGGTGGAAGTGTCCTACCCCGCGGAGGCGTGGATGACCGCCGAGGATGTGGCGGAATACTTCAACGGGACCCTAAAGCCGGATCTGGAGGCCGGGCTGGATGACCTGATCGACAAACACAACAAGGATCCAAACGCCCACAACGGCGCCCTGAAAGACAAGCAGGACACCATCAAGGTGGAGGGACTGCTGAAAGGGACCAAGACCACCACCGAGGAGGGCGAAAAATACAGCGTGGGAGCGGCCACACCGGGCACCGATTATCAGCAGCCCACCAACAAGCTGACGGCAGCGGAGGAAATGTCCACGCAGGACTTTATCCCATTCTACGACCACGCCAGCGGCCAGCACATGCGGGCCACCCTCCAGAGCTTGAAAGAGGCCATAGGCGTACAAAGCCCCACCATCAAGGTGACCACCTGCACGGGCGCCACTGTGACCTGTTCAGACGGAGAAACCACCCTGGAGGGAACGGGATCCACGGAATTTGAATTGCCCAATGTGGGAAACTGGACCGTGACGGCCACCCTGAACGAACAGACTGCCACCCAGGTGGTGGAGGTCAACGGCACCCTGCTGTACGAGGTGGATCTGATGATCACCGAGGGGATCGCAGTCACCACCCAGCCCAATAAAAAGAGCTATTACATCGGAGAAGCATTTGACCCGGCGGGAATGGTGGTAACTGCCACCTTTGCGGATGACACCACCGAAAATGTGACGGACGATTGCACATTCTCCCCTGCCACCATCTCCAAGGACACCACGGCCATCACGGTGAGCTATCAGCGGGGCGGGATCAAAAAGACCGCCAGCGTGGCGGTGACGGTGCGGGTGCTGGCCAGCATTGAGATCTCCAACCCGCCCACAAAAACCGCCTACAAGTACGGGGAAGTGTTCAGCCCGGCGGGTATGGCCGTCACGGCCCGCTATACGGACGGCCAGAGCCGTGCGGCGACTGGGTACACCTATTCCCCCACTGGCGCCCTGAAATTGAGTGATACCACCATCACCGTTTCTTACACGGAGGGGGATGTGACCAAGACCACCACCCAGGCCATCACGGTGGCCAAGGTGCTGGACCGGATCGCAGTCACCACGCCTCCCAACCGCACCAGCTATTTTTCCGGTGAGCAGTTCAGCACCGCCGGCATGGTGGTGACCGCCTACTACACCGACGGGAGCAGCGGCGCGGTGACCGGGTACACCTATTCCCCCACCGGCGCCCTGGCCGCGGGAAATACCACCATCACGGTTTCCTACACGGAGGGGGATGTGACCAAGACCACCACCCAGGCCATCAAGGTGACCACCGTCAACACCACGCTGGACTCCAACAGCTGGGCCACAATCAAGGCGGTTTCGGACGCTGGGAAGGGAGATAATTACTGGGATGTGGGCGATACAAGGAATATTGTTATCAACGGGAACGTGGGGGAATCCGTTTATAAGAACATAACCATTGCAGCCTTTATCATTGGATTCAACCACAACAGCATTATTGAAGGAAACAATAAAATTCATTTCCAGATTGGAAAGATCTCGAACAAACTGATTGGACTGTGTGACGGACGTTACGGGAGCAGCGTGAGCGGATCCGGGTATTTCTCCATGAACACATATCGCACAAATGCCGGCGGATGGAATGACAGCTACATGCGGAAAACTCTGCTGGGCAACAGCGGCACGCCGTCCAGCCCGCCGTCCAACTCCCTGCTGGCGGCCATCTCAGCCGACCTGCGGGCGGTGATGAAGGATGTCAGAAAGTTTACTGACAATACTGGTGGAGGGGCCGACCATGTCAGTTATGTGACGGGCACCACAGATTATCTCTTTCTGCTGGCAGAGTTTGAATACCACGGCAGCCGGACCTACGCCAACAGCGCGGAGAAAAACTATCAAAAGCAGTATGACTATTACAAGGCGGGGAACAGCAAGGTACACAACCGATTTGAAAACCCGGAATCGGCTGTCTATGCGTGGGCCCGTTCCGCCTATGCCGGCCACGACGATAGTTTCTGCCTTGTCAACGCGGACGGCACGCCCTCCAACTACTACGCGGACTATTCGAGGGCGCTGGCCCCCGGCTTTGCCGTCTAATCGCCGCAGCATATCCGGCCTCAATCCCGTCCCGCGGAAGCGGGCGGGATAAAGCCGCGGGCGTTTTTGCGAAAACGCCAAAACCGGGCTGACGCCCGGCGCGGCTTCAAAGGGGGACTAGTCCCCCTTTGAGGAACCCCCTGCCCTGCGGGGCGGACGAAAGGATGTTTCCCATGTCAGTCTTAAAAGAGAAGCGCACCACCAGCAAGGCGGAATATGTGAACACCGCCAACCAGATCTATGTGAAAACCGTAGATTTTCTTTCGCGGCTGTCCGCCCGATATTCCCGGCTGATCGCGGCAGACACCGCCCGCCTGGCCGGCCAGGCCATGGACCACGCTGAGCAGGCAAACAAAATCTTTCCGTCCGACGGGCAAAGGAAGGAGCTGCGGAAAGCGCACCACCTGGAGGCCCTGGCCGCCCTGTCTGCCCTGGATGTGCGCCTGACCCACTGTTATGAAATCCTGTACTGCAACCCGCAGGGCGCTTTTACAGACAGCAAGGGCAAGAGCGTGCCGCCCAAGGAGGCCGCGGAGCGGCTGGACCGCATGGCCCAAGAGCTGGGAGAGCTGATCGACCAGGAGGAAACCCTGCTGCGGAACATCATGGAGAGCGACAAGAAACGATAATAGGTCATAACCGGGTGTATTTCTGAACAAGTGCCGTGCGGCAGGGCGACACTCCGGCGGCTGTCAATGCGTGGACCCGTTCCGCCTATGCCGGCAACAACGATAGTTTCTGCCTTGTCAACACGGACGGCACGCCCAACAACAACAACGCGGACAATTCAAGGGCGCTGGCCCCCGGATTTTATAGAATGGGTTGAAAGCGGACGCCAGGAGCGTCCCGAACCCGTATAAAAGGAGAAATACTGCCCTGGGTGTAAATCCCTAAAACTGCCCACTGACGGCCTTACACGGACGCTGCTTGCATGGCGGGGTATTGCGCTATCCCCGTTTCATGTGTCGGGCCAAAGTAGTTTTCCCCGCAAAGGGGACGCCGCGGCCACAAAGCGGCAGAGCCGCCGGCGGCCGCGCAGAGAACGCGCACCAACAAGACAACTATGCGGAGGGCGAATAAAAATATTATGACCAGCGAGGAGCGCCGGGAGGCGCGATACCGACGCCGCCAAGCGCGGCGGAGAAGAAACAGACAGGCCCGTAGCGACAGCCTGGGAGGACTGGCGGGTGTTTTCAGCTATCGAAACATGTTCAAATACGGGAAAAAGTGCGGCAACGGCGTGCGCTGGAAAGGATCCACACACAACTTTGAGCTGCACCTGTTTTCCGGCACGGCCAAGCGCCGGCGCAAGATTCTGGATCGGAAATGGAGGCCGGGAAAAACGATCCGTTTTCCTCTGCGGGAGCGGGGAAAGTTTCGGATCATCGACGCCCCGCACATCACGGACCGCCAGATCCACAAGGTTTTCACCAGGGAGGTGCTGGCACCGCTCTACTGCCCCAGCACGATCTACGACAACGGAGCCAGCCAGAAGGGAAAGGGCCTGCACTTCCATTACCAGAGGTTAAAGGAACAACTGCGCTGGCATTACCGGCGGCACGGGCGGCGGGGCGCCATCATGCTAGCGGATTTTCACCACTTTTTCCCGGCCGCCCCACATGCGCTGCTGTACGAGCGACACCGGCGCCTGATCCTGGACCCGGACCTGCGGGCGCTGGCGGATCTGATGGTGGCCACGGTGCCGGGAGAGGTGGGCATGTACCTGGGCGTGGAGCCGAGCCAGCAGGAAATGGTGGCCTTGCCATCCTATCTGGACAACTGGATGAAATGCCAGCTATCCCTCCACGGCATGGGCCACTATATGGATGATTACAACGCGATCCTGGAGAGTGTGGAGCGGGCGGAGGAGGTCCTGGAGGCCATGATCTTCCGGGCGGAGGAAAAGGGGCTGACGATCAACCGGAACAAATGCCATGTGATCAGCCTGGACAAGCCTTTCCGTTTCTGCAAAGCCAAGTTTCAGATTTTGCCCAGTGGGCGGATCATCACACACGGGTGCAGGGACGGCATGAAGCGTGCGCGGCGGAAAATGCGATATTTCCGCCAGCAGGTGGACGCCGGGGAAAAGACGGTGGAGCAGGTGGCGGAGTGGCTAAAAGGCCCAATCGCCTACTATGAGCAATTCAACGACCATGGGCGGGTGCTGAAACTGCGCCGCCTGTATTATGCCCTGTTTATCAAGGGCAGGAAAACCGAGGAGGAAAAAGCATGTATCGGATTGTAAAAGACGGGGCCGAGCTGGCGCTGATTGAGGCCCCCAGCTATGTGCGGCAGGCCGGAAACGGGTGCTTTGTGCTGTGCCAGGAGGCGGAGGCCGCAGGGATTGCCCATAACGGGACCGTGTACCACCTACTGGGCCGGGAGGCCCTGGAGGGCGCGGAGAGCGTGATCCTGGAGAAAACGGACGCCGGGGATCTGGTGAAACGGATCCAGGACACGGCCAAGGATGTGGACGCCATGAACGTGGACCAGGAACTGCGGCTGACGCTGCTGGAAATGGGGATTTCAAGCACCGACGCGCAAGCGTTTTAACATAAGAGGAGGTGAAAAAAGATGCTGTATCGGACCCTTAAACGCATGATCGAGAGAGGCCAGACCGAGGGGCTGGAAAGCAAGATGGACATTTTCTTCGCTGCCAGCAAACTGACCGAGGAGGAGTACACCGAACTGCTGGGTATGCTGCCCGGTAGTAAGGAGTAAGGAACAATGGAAAAGGGAAAGCCCACGGGGTGAGGCACGGTGCTGCTGAAACGCGGGCTTTCCCTGTATCCATAAACGGAGGCAGACCGTGAGTAAGTACATAACAAAAAAGAGGATGAAAGAGGCGGGGATTGCAGGCCATGTAAATATCCCGTATGGGACAGAGGTGGAGGAGGTAGACGGCCTGATCATATATAAGGGCGCGGCCGTGTGCGCTATCACAAGCAGAAATGCCCACCTGCATTTCGCCAAGAACGACGACGGGAAGGGGCTGGAACGCGGCGCCCTGACGCTGGCCATCACATTCAGGCTGGAGAAACGGGACGCGGGGTATCAAGGCCGCTGGGATCTGGTGTGGGAGGATCCCGTGTGCCAGAAGTACCGACGCCCGGAGCATGAGGACTTTTTCCTGTGGGGACATGCGTTCTACGAGGCCCCGGTGGAGGATCTGCGGCACATTGCCGCCCTGATCGGAGCGAGGGGGTGACGGCCATGGACAACACAAAGCTAGTGGCGGAGCTGTGCGACATCATCGACCGGATGAATGTGATTTTACAGGCCCAGGCCATGGAGCTGGCGCAGCTCCATGCGCTCCACCATGAGGAGGAGATCGCGGCGGTTCGCCGGGACTACGCCCAGGCCATTGGGGAGGTGTCCACATGACGGCGGCGGAAATCCTGGCCGGCGGCGGGATCGTTCTGGCGGCTATGACGCTGATCCAGATAGCGCCCATCAAGCTGGATCCATGGTCCGCCATTGCGCGGGCCGTGGGGCGGGCCATCAACAAGGATGTGATCGACAAGCTGGACGAAACCCGCGAGATCCTGGACACACACATAAAAATGGATGGAGCAAGGACGGCGGACGCGCACCGGGCCAGGATCCTGCAATTCAACAATGAGCTGCTGCGGGACATTCCGCACACACAAGAGGAATTTGTGGAGATCCTGGCGGAAATCGACCAGTACGAAAAATACTGCAAAGCAAACCCGGATTACCAGAACAACCGGACCACCCATGCGGTGGCGAATATCAGCCGGGTATATGATGACCGACTGATCAAGCACGATTTTTTGAGGGAGGACGAACCATGAAAACCATGTTTCTGGCCATTGCCTCCATGACACTGGGGACCGTGCTGGGCTTCCTGGTGTGCGGAGCTACGGCGCGGCGCCTGCACCGAAACACACACGGCCAGAGAACGGCGCTAAAGGCAAGGGACGACCCCAAGAAAATGGGCGTCATGGACAAGGTGCTGGTGCTGGAGGGCGTGATCCTGGTGGCCTATACTGTGGCCGCACTGGCCGTGTTCTGGCATACCGGCGGGGAGCCATCCACCCTGACGGCCTGCGTGTTCGGCGTGTGCGGCCTGGAAAACGGTGTCATGGGATGGATCAAGACCAACAAGGACAAGGCGGCAGAGGCCGCCAGAACGAGCGGGAGCGGATACCGGCCCGCCCCGGAGGAACCGCCCACGGACCGGACAGAGCCGCCGGATGTGGGCATTTAAGGAGGCTTTACCAATGACAGAAAACCAACTGCGGCAGAAAGTGGCCGATATTATCAACACATGGGTGGGCGCTAACAAGGGGAGCGCCAAACACCTGGAGATCCTGGAGATATACAACAGCCACAAACCCCTGGCCCGCGGCTACAAAATGCAGGTGAAAGACGCATATTGTGCGGCCACGGTGAGCGCGGCGTACATAAAGGCCGGGATCGCAGAGTACACCGGGACCGAGTGCGGCGTGGAGAAGTTCGTGCAGATCGCAAAGGGCAAAGGCATTTGGGTGGAAAATGACGCCCATGTGTGTCATGTAGGCGGTGCCTGCGTGTATGACTGGGACGACACCGGAAAAGGAGACTGTACCGGAGCTGTGGATCATATCGGCATTGTGACCCAGGTAAACAGCACGGCGGGCACCTTTGTGGTGACAGAGGGCAACATGAGCGGTGGAAAGGTGGGCAAGCGGACCATGGCCATCAACGGGAAATACATCCGCGGGTTTATCTGCCCGGACTTTGCCGCTATTGCCAAGAAGCTGGGCGGGACCTCCGGGGGAACGGCCACGGCGGGCGGCCCTACCGTTTACACGGTGAAATCCGGGGACACCCTTTCCAAGATTGCCAGCACCTACGGAACCACCGTGGACACCCTGGCGGAGATTAACGCCATCCAAAACCGGAACCTGATCCGGGCGGGCCAGGTGCTTATGCTCCAGGACACCCCACAGGCCGCGGCCGACAAGCTGGAGGCCCTGGGGGTGATCAACTCCCCGGACTACTGGGCGGACGCAGCGGAGGCCGGAAAGGTACAATACCTGGAGATCCTGCTGAAAAAGGCCGCGCAGACCATCACCAAGGCAAAGCCGCGCACGGGCACACCCCAGGAGGGCGTGGCCGCCCTGGTGGCCGCCGGCGTGATCAACACCCCGGACTATTGGCTGGCCAACTATGACACATTCCCCTCCCTGGACCTGCTGCTGTGCGCCCTGGGCGGGGCTGTGAAATAATTTTAAGGAGGACATATCAATGGAAACCATCATGCAGTACATTCCCCTGGCGGTGTCTGCCATCCTGCTGGCGGCACTGATCCTGACCGTAATCACCAACATCATCACCCAGGTGGTGAAGAAAATCACCTGGAACAAGATCCCCACCAATATTCTGGCGGTGGTGGTGGCCATGGCTGTCACCCTGGTGGCGTTCTTTGCGGTGTTCCAGATCATGGGGTGGGCCGTCACCTGGTACATGGTGGCCGGCGCGGTGGCCCTGGGCCTGTTCGTAGCCTATGCGGCTATGTTCGGATTTGATAAACTGCGGGAGGCCCTGGAGCAGATCACGAACTGGAACAAAGACAAAACGGAGTAAGAGAACCCCCGGCACCGTGTAGGTGCCGGGGGCATTTTATACGACGCGGTGGGACACGGTGGAGGCATCCAACCGCATGGCCAAGTCAATGATCTTTTTCCGGGTGGCGTGGTCCGTTTCGGCGGCGGGGGCAAGGGTGGCGCGAATACCAGTGGGAACAATGGAGAGCGCCCAGGCCACCAGGTCCTTTTCTGCTTTTATCAACGCCGCCCTGGCGGCCATATCGGCCTTTTGCAGTTTGGCGGCCTCCGGGTCCGATTGGTATTCCGCCTCCAGGGCGTCGAAAACGGCGTCATTTTCGATTTGCCAAAGGCACCGGGCGGGACGCCCGCGCCGATCCGTGGCGCCCCTGGCTACTAAAAACGCCCTTTCGTGGGCGGCGGCCCTGGCCCCGGCCAATTCGCTGGCCTGCCGGGCCTGATTATAGGCCCGCTGCTGTTCGCCGTATCTCATAATTTCCTGCCTTTCTGCCGGGAAGTAGCCGCCCGGCCCGGCATATATTATTTTATCGGGCAAAGAACACGCCCAAGGGGCTACCACTGGGAGAACGCCACCCGCGGGGGTGTATGTCCTCCAGGGCCTCCATGGAGGTGTGGCCATCGTCCCAGCGGATCACCGCCATGGTGGCGGCGGGGATCCAGCGGGTGCCCTCCCTCTCCGTGAAACCGACGATCACGCCGATACCCATAGGACACATGGCGCCCCAGTTGCCCACGACGGGCTGGCCAACCATGACCACGCCTGGGTGATCGGTGGGCTGCGCGGCCTGGGGGATATAGGCGGCCACGGGGTCCGGGGAGGCGGTAGCCGCCTCCTCCGGGACCTCCACATACTCACGGCTGGCCCGGAACACGGGAGCCATGCTGTACCGCTCAGGGATAATATATTCCCCGTTGTTGTCCGTGTGGATCTTCGCCCGGCGCTCCTGTCCACCCCGGCGGAAAGTCACCGTTTTGGCCGTGCGCTTGACGATCTCAACAACGAAAATGCAGTTATGGTCACACGCACTGGTGTCGTAATACTTTTTGCCCACTTCAAAAATAGCCATCTGAAAAGCCCCCTTGATTTATTCGCCTTACTTTTGTAAAATGGGGGTGAGCCGGTGTAAGGCTACCGGCCACCCTTTTGGGTTTGGTGCGCGGTTCACTTGCGAGGTGGGGCCGCGCACCCTTTTATTTTGCTTGCGCCTGCCGAATTAGCGCGGCGGCCTCTTGTACCGTTTTGGCCTTACTTTCCACGAGCTGGGCCAAGGTTTCAAGAAAGGCGTTAAATTCCGCATTTGTCATCCCGGTTTCCATTGCCTCACTTCCTTTCATAAGGGGCTGGGTGCCCCTGCCTTACGAGTATTATTATAGACCTTAAAGAGTGCATAATCAAGTGGCAACATGCACGAAATGGAGTGCTTGTATTTGTGTGTTTTATGCACTTTACAGAGTGCATAAAAGTGTGATACAATATCCGCACAAGGAGGTGGCGAAAGTGGCAATCAGCTACCAGGGAGCATTTGAAAAAATGAAAGAAGCCGGGATCACCACATACCGGATCAGAAAGGAAAACATCCTATCACAAAGCACTCTGCAAAAGTTAAGAGAGGGGAAGCCGGTCACAACTGAAACCATTGAAAAACTGTGCCTGCTGATGGACTGCACCCCAAATGACATTATGAAAATTACCCGCTGACGGTGGGACATAGGATCGGAACCGCCGCCCCCAATGAATAACCCTGCGCCAAAGGGCCTATAATTTTCTTGTGCTGAATATTACCACGGGTTTTGACGCCGACCTGTGTTAATATCAAGAAAAATGTGGGCCATATCCACAATGGAGGGGCGCCGGGTGAAGTTTTACGAAATCAACGGGAAAAGGAATTTGTGCGGGGACCGGATCCGAGAGGCCAGGCAGAAAAGGAGACTTTCCCAGTCCGAACTATGCAAACTGCTACAACTGCGGGGGATCATGGTGGAGCGGGATGTGATCAGCCGCATGGAGAGCGGGGCCAGGATTGTGACGGACTTCGAGGCCGTGGCCATTGCGGAGGTGCTGGAGGTCCCTGTGCTGTGGCTGCTGGACAAAGAATAGGCCGGCGTGGTAGAAAGAACCACGCCGGCCTATTGTCATATTACAGAGAAAGAGAGGCCGCCCCCATGAAAGGATATAAGCACTTAACCGCCCATGATCGGAACAAAATGGCAAAAATGCGGAAAGAGGGAGCGACTATGCGCCAGATCGGTGCGGCCCTCCATGTGAGTGCGGCCACAGTCTGCCGTGAGTTAAAGAGAGGCACATACACCTACATGAACGCGGATTACATCGAGGTGACCGAATACATCCCGGAGCGATCACAAAAGAGGTACGAAGCCAATCTGGAAGCTAAAGGGCCGGGATTGAAGATCGGAAACCATAGGGACTATGCCGAAAAGCTGGAGGAGCTGATCGTGGATTACGATTACAGCCCCTCCGCCGCCCTGCATGAAATTGAAAACCACCCGGAAATATATGGGGAGTTCGGGGTGCGCGTCTGCCGGCAGACACTTTATTCCTATGTAGAAAAGCGGATCTTTGCCCGCCTGACCAATAAAGACCTGCCTTTTAAGGGGGCCCGCCAGAAAAAGAAAACCAAGCACATACGCCGCATGAAATCCGCCGCAAAGGGGGACAGCATAGAGAAAAGGCCGGAGGAGGTAAACACACGCCAAGAGCCTGGCCACTGGGAAATGGATCTGGTGGTGTCCTGCCGCGGCGGCCACAAGTGCCTTATGGCCCTAACCGAGCGGGTGACCCGCCAGGAAATCATGCGCCTGATCCCGGACAAGAGCGCCGCCAGCGTGGTACGGGCCATGAATACGCTGGAGCGGAAATACGGAAAAATGTTCCCGGAAGTGTTCAAGACCATTACCGTGGACAATGGCACGGAGTTTTCCAACTGCGAGGGCATGGAAACCTCCATATTTAAGGCAGGCGGCCAGCGCACCAAAGTGTATTACTGTCATCCCTATTGCAGCAGCGAAAGGGGGAGCAACGAAAAGCAAAACCAGATGATCCGGCGGAAGTTCCCAAAAGGAACCAACTTCGACAGAGTTTCCCCCAAAGAGGTCCGCATGGTGGAGGACTGGCTGAACAGATACCCCCGCAAGATCCTGGGGTGGTATAGCAGCGCAGACCTGTTCAACCAGATTTTTGGGGGCGTTTGAAAATTTTTTTACTTTTTGTTACGCTTACCTATTGACATTTGCCGCATTTCTCAGCCGCCCCGCACGATCCGGCGGCTGCCCCAGCAGGTGGCCAGGAAATAGCCGCCGTAGATGACCAGCAGCAGAACCGCCGCCACGGCGCTGGAGGCCGCCGCGTCCACCTTCCCGACCTCGGCGATCACCGCGTTGGCCGCCGTCATGCCCACG